CCGGTTCAAAGGAGCCGCAATGATACTTGCCCTTGGCGAAAAAATTGAAAGGAGTACATTTTATGAGCACGATGTATGAAGATGTCGATATGGAAAACCCCGACGGAGTTTCCGGAGATGGCAGCGATGTCTGCGACGGTCTTATTGGCGTAGTGGTTAATTGTCTGTCGCTGAATATCCGAGAAAAAGCTTCTGCCGATTCAAATGTAATCGCGGAAGCAAAGGCTCTCGATGAGCTGAAAATCGACATGGCAAATTCCAATGATGATTGGTATGCGGTCTGTACAGTTGCCGGTATCGAAGGCTTTTGCATGAAGAAATTCATCGCCGTTAGAGAGTGAGGTAATTCGATATGGACAGCATACTGACATCAATTAAAAAACTGCTCGGAATTACAGAAGAATACGAGCACTTTGACCCGGATATCGTCATGCATATCAATTCGGTATTTTCTGTTCTTACTCAACTTGGTGTCGGTCCTGCTGAGGGATTCCGTATCGAAGATGACGGCGCCGA